AGCGGCATCTCTGTTGGGTGTAAGTATCACCAAAATTGGACAGAAACCTATCGTTCCGGAGAAGCAATCCTCTGAAACTGCACGAAAAATACACTCCCTATTATGAAAGGAGGTAACGCACATGAATTATTTTCTGGCAGTTAATGATCGGCAACTCGGCACTTGTTTGAGAATGCTGTTTGCTGAGAAACTTCAGCCTGCTGTCCAAACCGTGTTGAACGAAAAGGGCAAGATTGAGTTTCACATCAGCATTGCAGCAGATCAAGAAGTGTTCGAAGAACTGAACGAGCGCTACAAGATCATGATTTCGTAAGTTACTCGATTTCAAAGGTAAAGGGGCCGTAACAAGCCCTTTTACTTTTGTTATATTTATGGTAAAATACTACGAGGAGGTCGTCAAATGAGAATTATTCGAGACATATTTTGGATATTATTGATTATTACTGTGCCGGTAGCAATCTTTGATAAATTCTTTAGACCTTATTACATGACCGTTATTGAAAGGATGTGTAACAAGGATGAAAGTTAAATCCAGAATGTCCTGTCCTGTTCGAAGGAAAGACGGTACATGGACTACTGTTATCAAAGAATTTGAGGAAGATATTCCGGATCTCGGACGAAAAGAGCTTATCTGCAACAAATGCGGACGCCCCGATTATCCTAAATGTAAAGAAACGGTTTGTGAAGCCTGGAAATACCACAAATCGAAAAAATAACATTTTATGTAAGAGCTGAGGTTAAACCTTGGCTCTTATTTTTTGTGTAAAGGAGAAAACAATGCTTGCCAGAGAAGCGACAAAAGCGGATATTCAGGCTGTTTGTGACCGCCTTCGGGAAGCTAAGGAACAACGTCGGCTTGATATTCAAATAAACCAGGTTATTGCACTGGTGAATCGTAATCACAGGAGGAAAAAATATGACGCCGAACGACTATCAGCAGGCAGCTCTTCGCACTGCTCCAAAAGATTTACCGCCTGACCGACTTCTGCTCAATGGCTTAATGGGTCTGAACGGAGAAGCCGGCGAAGCAATTGATATTTTGAAAAAGCATCTGTTTCAGGGGCACGAACTGGGCACTGCACATATGGCTAAAGAGCTTGGAGATGTGGCTTGGTATCTCGCTGTAAGTGCAAACGCCATTGGGTATGACCTTGAAACCATCATGCAGATGAATGTGGACAAACTGAAAGCCAGGTATCCGGATGGTTTCGACGCTGAACACAGTCTGCATCGCAATCAGGATGATATTTAAGGAGGGTTTTCTATGAATGAACAATTCGGAGAAAAGGTAAAAGCTATTTTTGATAGTATTACCGTTCTTCAGGCAAAAGATAGTGACTTGAAACGAGATAACGCCAACATCAACGGTGACTCCCCTATGGGGGCTATGCTGCAATATGGTGCCAATACCGCCAAGGAGTACAATCTGGAGTATTTGATTAAACCTGCAATTGCAGAACTCCACCGTGATGGTTGGATTCATATACACGATCTTGACTTCTATGCATGGACGACGACCTGCACGCAGATTGAGCTTCGCAAGCTCTTCAAAAATGGATTCAATACCGGTCACGGCCATCTGAGAGCACCAAAAAGCATCGGCTCGTATGCTGCTCTGGCTGCCATCGCCATTCAGTCTAACCAAAATGACCAGCATGGCGGACAGAGTGTCGTGGACTTCGATTATGCTATGGCCGAGGGCGTCCGTTACACCTATCAAAAATACTTGAAAGAAGGCTATGAGATTTGTGAACGCCTCAACGATCTGAAAGATAAAGCATGGATTCTCGACTATGCTATGGAAAAAACTACTCGCGATACTTATCAGGCTATGGAGGGGTTTATTCATAATCTGAATACCATGCATTCCCGTGCCGGCGCTCAGGTTCCGTTCAGCTCTATTAACTATGGCACTGATACTTCTTGGGAAGGGCGTCTTGCTATTGAGCAGCTTCTACTTGCTACAGAAGCAGGGCTCGGTCATGGTGAGACACCAATCTTCCCGATTCAAATTTTCCGT